ACACGCAACTGTGTCCCAACTGTGTCCGGGTCGGGACACGGTTGGATTTGGGGGTCGTCGGCGAGGTGGAAACGCGCCGTCCGGCCAGGCTCGACGTGATCGAGAACCCCGGTCTTGGTGAAGTTCACGATCGCGCCGGCGGCGAGCAGCTCGTCGCGGATCAGGCGGCCGCGGGTGGCGCGTCCGGGGAGGTTCTGCTCGACGACGCGCCAGGCGACGCCGGGGGTCTGCGCGATGGTGGTGAGGATCGATTCGCGGAGGTCGGCGTCGTCGATGATTGGCTGGTCGACGAGCTCGTAGGATTCGCCGCTTGTCCAGCGCAGCTGCAGGGTCGTGTTGTGGTGGGTCGTCGACCAGCGTGCTTTCTGGATGTGGAGGCGGGTCTGGCCGTTGCCCTGGCTGGAGACGTGGAGGAGGGTGTCGCCTGCGCCTTCCCAGGCGCCGGAGACGCTGCCGCCTTTGTTCTCGTGGTGGACGAGGATGAAGGTAATTTCTCGTTCGGCGAGGCGGCGTACGTCGGCGACGAGTGTCATGAAGTCGCGGACTTCTTGGAGGGTGCCGGCGGTGTTCATTCCGGCTCTGGTGACGGGTCCGAGGATGCACGCGTCGATCTCGTCGCGTTGGAGTGTGGCGGCGAGTTGGGTGCGGTCGTTGTCGTCGGCGAAGCTGGTCTGCGCCCAGGGTGTGGTGACGACGCGGAGGCGGCCGTGGAGGCGGTCGTGCCAAGCGGCGAGTTTGCGGCGGAGCTTGGTTCGGAGGAGCGCGCGGGGGCCTTCGTTCTCGACGAGGAGGACGCGGATGGGGCTGGGGATGGGAATCGAGAGCCAGTCGGTGCCGGCGGCGAGGTGGCAGGCGAGGTCGATGCAGAGGGTGGTCTTGCCGGCGCCGCCGTCGCCGTAGACCATGACGTCGCCGCCGGTGGGGATGAGGATGTTGTCGGGTGTGCCGAGGAGCGGCGCGGCGCCTTCTTCGAGGGTCGCGGCGAACGTTTCGGCGTCTTCGGTGCCGAGGCCGGGTGGTGGTGGTGTCTCGTAGACGACGGCGGCGAGCTCGCGGGCCTCGTCGGGGGTGTAGCCCTCGGCCTGGAAGCGCGCGGCGAGGCGTTCCTCTTCCGAGTCGCGGGCCTGGAGGGCGTCCCAGTCGGCGTTACGGCCGTTGCGGTCGGTGGTCGTGGCGCGCCTGGTGGTGCTGCTCGTCACCGCTTGCCCGCGAGCAGGTCCGCGGCGGCCTGGAGACCGCTGGGGCGGATGATTCGCGCGTCGCAGCCGGGGATGGTTGAGAGCGCGCCGATCCAGGCGAGCTGCTCGGGGGTGGGCGCTCCGCGTTCGGTTTTGAGTTCGAGCGCGACGAGCCGGCCGTTGCGTTTGATGCCGTGCTTGACGAGGATCCAGTCCGGGAAGCCGGGTGCGGATTTTCGGCTGTCGAAGGTGTGATAGGCGAGGTACCCGTAGCGGGTGGCGAGTTCGCGGATCGCGTCGGAGAGGTCCCGCTCTGACGCGGAGCGCGCCTGGTCGAGGAGGTGGGCGGGGATCTGCGTCACGGCACCGCCTCGGTGTCTGCCAGGAGCGAGAGTTGCTGGAGGCGGCGAGCGGCGATCGCGAGGTAGGCGGCGCTCAGGTCGATCCCGATACCGCGGCGGGCGTGGTTCCGCGCGACGAGGAGCGTCGTTCCGCTCCCGACGAACGGGTCGAGGCAGACGCCGGGGCGGTACGCGGCGTGGCCACAGTCCGACCAGCCGAGCAGCGATCGCGGATTCGCGTCGAGCCAGTCTTGGTGCCGCTGCCCGCCGAGGTTATTGCCGATGCCTCCGTGCGCCTTCCTGGCGTTCGCAAGATGGGCGGGGTAGGGGCGCTCGCCGACGATCCGTTCGCGTGGCTTGCCGCACTCGCCGCAGACCTCGGCGGGGCAACCGGCCAGCAGGCAGCGCCGCACGAGCTCCTCGGGGTACGTCGCGAAGTGCGCGTCCGGCGTGGGTTGGGTGGCGATCTCCCAGACCGAGCGCAGGTTCCGGCCGCCGTCCGCGAACCGCTCGTGAAGCGGCCTACCGCTGCCCATCTTGCCGAAGCCGTCATGGTCATAGTTGTTCGGCCTGTACCGATCTGCCTCGGGTGTCCGATGCGGCTCCCGCACGGCGTCGGCGTCGTACCAGTAGCGCGGCTTCTTGGTGAGCAGGAAGACGTACTCGTGCGCCGTCGTCGGCCGGTCGCTGACGCTCTCGGGCATCGGGTTCGGCTTGCTCCAGATGATGTCTCGGCGGAGGATCCAGCCGTCGGACTGGAGCGCGAGCGCCACGAGCCACGGCACCGGGACGAGGTTCTTGGCTGGCAATGGCAGGGCAGCATCACCGGACGCGAACGACGAGCCGAGGTTGATCCAGCAGGTGCCGTGATCGGCGAGCACGCGGCGGCACTCGCGGAAGACGGCGACGATGGTGGCGAGGTACGCGTCGAGGCTCTCCTCGAGACCGATCTGGCGGTCGACGCGGCGAGCGCCGCAGCGGCCGCACACGTCTCGCCAGGCAGCCGTGCCGCCCTGCGTGGCGGTCGCTCCATCTAGACCACTATTGGCGCGGGAGACGGCCGACTGGCGAGCGTGGTCGCACGCGGGATCCCCGCCTTCCCACTGGCCGGTGCCGTAGTCGCGGAGCCCGTAGTACGGCGGGCTCGTGATGACGCAGTCGACCGATCCGGCGGGGAGCGTTGAGAGCTGCTCGAGCGCGTCGCCGAGGAGGAGGCGCTGGTCGCCGTCGTCGAGCCAGATCACGCCTCCCCCTCGGGCCACACGACGCGGCCGATGGTGATATGCACGCTGGCGCCGCAGCGGCGCAGGTAGTCGGCTCGGCCCTCGGCGGCGGCGCGGCTGAGGTAGTGGCGACGCCGCGGCCACGAAAACGGCGGCGTGCGCCTACTGCCCCAGTCGTCGTTCCAATCGTGCTCGAGCCAATCGTGCTCGTGGCAGATGTCGCACCACTCCGACGGCTCCCATCCGGGCGCGTCGGCGCCGTCGGGCTTCGTGATATCGAGGCGGTACACGAAGCTCGTCACGGCTCCTCCTCGGGCGTCTCGTCGTAGCGGGTGACGATGTCGTAGATCGCTTCGGCGATCTGCTCGAGGCCGTGCGGGTCGGTGTCAGACTCGTCGGCGCCGCGCAGGTAGTCGTTCGCGACGGTCTCGAGGAGGCGCCGGTCGTCAGCGTCGAGCGGGACGAGGCGGGTCATCGGGTGGCCACGATCCCGAACTCGGCGAACTCGGCCGCGAACCTGGCCGGCTGGGCGCCGAGGTAGACGACGCCCTGTCCCTGGAGCGGCGCGGCGCTGGTCTTGTCGGGGTTCCAGAACCGCACCCGGCCGCGTGGGAAGCAGAGCGCGGACGCGCTGGTGGCGAGCGTCTGGAACCAGTCGGTCTCGGTCGCGTTGTTGACGAGCACGCAGGCCTCGCTGACGCCCGCGCTGTACGAGGCGGCGAGCTTCTCGCAGAAGCGCTGGATCAGGGGCTGGGCGTACGGCGGGTTCATCCAGACGCGGCCGTGCCAGTCTTGGGCGAGGCCGTCGTCGGCGAGGGTGTAGAAGGAGCGGGCTCCGATCACCTGGTTCGCCTCCTCGCTGGATGCGGGGTCGAGGTCGATCCCGCCCATCACGCGGGTCGCGGCGTCGGCGTACGGCGCGGGGGTGTACCACTCGTTCTCGCCGCTGTTGTGCGAGACGTGCGGGTCGGCGCTGACCGCCTCGAGCGCTCTGCGGAGGCTCGGCTCCTCCAAATTCCGCACGCGTGCGGAATTTCGCGCGACCTTCATGTAGCGCTCGGCGGTGTCCTCGGAGGCGTTGAAGTTCGCGGCGAGCCACGGCAGCCATTCACCCCGGGGCGTCTGCGCCTTCGCGGCGATCAGCGCCTCGCCAGCGTTGATCGCGTGGGCGACCATCTCGGCGCCGGAGCGGTAGGCGAGCTCGTGCTCGCGGTTCGCGATCTGCGCGAGCTCGAAGAGCGCGAGCTGCTCGACGACGATCTCGCCGCGCACGACGATCTCGCCGCTCACGCCGCGTCCGCCTTCTCGTACCAGCATTGAACCTTCGCGCGGATCTCGGCGAGGCTCGTCGGCCGCCAGTCGAGCGTCTGCGACGTCGCGCCCGTGAACCACCAGGCGTAGCGACGGATCCCGTCGGGCGGATCGCCTTCGATGACGAGGATGCAGACGCGATGCTCGGTATCGGCGAGGTCGAGGAGCGCGTCGAAGAGGATCTCCTGGCCACGCGGGATGCCCTGGCCACGCCGCTTGCACTCGATGAAGAGCAGGTGTCCGTGACGCTCGAGCGCCTGGTCGATGTCGCTCGGCTCGATGCCGTGCGGGAGCAGCCCGGCGAGGAAGTCGAAGCGGGTGATCCAGAGCTGGCGGATCTGGCGCGGGATGAGGGGTGTTACGGCTGGCACGTCCACTGTCGCCAGCCTTCGGCGCGGACAACCGATGCGGCGGCGAGCGCGGCGGCGAGCGGGTCGAAGCGGGAGAGGCCGGCGAGCGGCGTCGCCGAGATGAAGCCAGGGCTCTCCTGGAAGATCCCGGCGTACTGGCCGTTGGTGGCGAACGGGTCGAGGCCCGACTCGCAGCTCGCGACCGATCGCATCGCCTGTTCGCTGACGCCGTAGACGCGGCTGGCGAGGTGGATGGCATACAGCGCGGTCGGCGCCCAGCGGCGGCGCAGGCGCTGCTCGAGGGCGCGCCGGGCGTGGCGTTGCCAGCGGACCGCGCTGCGCAGGTGCGCGACCTCAGACCGGCACGCGGGGACGCTCGCGCACGGCTCGGCCGGCGGGTGCGGGCGGAGCGGCGCGAAGAGCGCGACGGCGGAGAGCAACAGGGACGCCACGGGCGCCTCCTCTCGTCGAGGAGGCTGCCGTCGCGGCGCGTGTCGTTGCACAAACCGTTGCACGAGCGAGGCTTTTCCCCTGCTCAGCGGTGGTTTGCGTTGAGCCTTCTAAGCTCAAGGTCGCAGGTTCGAGTCCTGCCGCGCCCATCCTCCTGGTTACCCGGTTTTCGTGGTGGTTTGCAGGGATATCGCAGCGCCGAGCCACCCCGTTCAGCGTCGGCGGTTGTAGGTAATAGTTGGCGATTGTAGGATGCTCGTTGTGCGAACTGTTGTGCAAAGCGAGCATCTGGAGGGGACGATGGCGAGTGAGAAGGACGGGATCCGCGAGGCGGTCGCCTGGGGTCGGACCGTCTACAAGGCGAGGGTCTGGGATCCGAAGGTCCGCAAGCACCGCAACCGCACCTTCGCGACGCGCGTCGAGGCGGAGCGCTGGCAGCGCGCGAACCAGGTCGACGTCGACAAGGGCCTGCGGATCGTCGGGCCCGCGCAGACGCTGAACCAGCACGCCGAGGCCTGGATCGCGGGTCTCCACTCGGGCGCGACGCTCACCAAGTCCGAGACGCCCTACAACGCGGCCACCGCTCGCCGCTACGAGTCCGCGCTGCGTCGGCTCGTGCTGCCCGCGCTCGGCGCGTACCGGCTCGCGGAGATCGACCGGGCGATGATCCAGAGGCTCGTCGATGACCAGCGCAAGCAGGGACGCTCGCCGACGGATCTGCGGAACATGGTCAAGCCGCTGCAGGCGATCTACCGTGACCTCTGCGACGCGGGCGAGCTCGGGGTCAACCCGACGAGCCGTCTCAAGCTCGGGCGGGCGGCGACGCGCAAGGCGCAGATCGCGGACCCGAAGAGGCCCGAGCGGATCCGCACCGGCCAGGAGGCGGCCGAGCTCGTCGCCGCGCTGAGCGGGAATGTGCGGATCGTCTACGCGCTCGCGTTCTACGCGGGGATGCGGATCGGCGAGATCCGGGGACTTCGCTGGGAGCACGTCGACCTTCGCGGCGGCGGCGTGCTGCGCCTCTGCGAGCAGCTCGGCGAGCGGAACGAGCGGCTCCCGCTGAAGGGCCGCGAGTGGGGCCAGACGCGGGAGGTTCCGATCCTCCCCGAGCTTCGCACCGAGATCGTCCTCTGGCAGCTCGAGTCGGGGCGCGGCAAGGGTCTCGTCTGCGGCGAGTCCGCGCGTGACCCGTTCACGCACAAATGGATCCGCACGCAGGCGGACCGCGCCTGGGCCGCGGCTGGGATCGAGCGCGTCACGCCGCATCTCGCGCGGCACACCTTCGGGTCGCTGCTCGCGGCCTCGTCGGTGCCGTCTGATGACATCGCGCGGATGATGGGCCAGTCCAGCGAGGAGGTGCGGCTGCTCTACACGCACGCGTTGCCGGACTCGCTCGACCGGGCGCGGGCGCGGGTCGAGGCGTTCCTGCAGGAGGAGCGGCGCCGTCACGGCTCCTCCCATTGATGCGGGCCCACATCTCCACGCGCGAGAACGCAGCGCAACTCACCCCACTCGGCGACCGTGCAGCGCGGTCGATCCTCGCCGCCGCATCGCGCACAGGCAGCGCGGGACGGGCCGCGTAACCAGCGCAGCAGGTAGCTCGTGCGCGTCACCCGGCCGTCCTTCACGATCACCTGCTGCATGCCGAAGTAGTCGGACACGAAGACTTCGTAGAGCGTGCCGTGCGGGTAGAGCGTCGTCATAGGCCGCAGAACCCTTCGCATTCGTCGTCCAGCGTCAGCTGGCCGTGGTCAGTCGGCGTCGTCAGGTCTACGGCGTCTAGCGGGACGCGCTGGCGATGCACAAACGGCGTTGCGTCGCGTCCGATGCCGACGGCCTGCGCCTCGCGTTCCCACGCGACCGCCGCGGCCCATTCGTCGGGCCGGTCGTCCCGCATCGCCCGCCATTCCTTATTCGTGTGATACGGGCAGCAGAGACACGCCGACCGTGGCGCCGTGATCCCGTAGAGCGCGAGGAACGCGGCGCAGTCGGCGCGACGCCAGCCGCGCTCCACGAGCGGATAGACGTTGCGCACGTAGGCCACGTCGGATCGGCGCATACGCAGCGCTTCGTCGGCGCTGATGCCGTAGAGCAGGTCGGCCCGCGTCGCGTCACGAGCCCGCATCAGGGCCCGTAGTTGCCGTCGGACGGGCGCAACCTTCAGTTTGGACGTGCATTGGCGGCGTAGCAGGCCCTCGCCGCCAGCGTGATTCGTGACGTAGAAGGGCACGTCCAGCGCTGATCCCGTGCCGAACCCGCCGAAGGTGCGTATGTCGCCGCCGGCGACGACGTAGAGCGGCACGTCGGCCGTGACGCAGTAGCCCGCCAGTCGCCATAGGTGGCCGTAGACGGCGGCTGGTTCGAAGCCGGTATCAGCGAAGATCGCTGCGTCCACGCGACCGACCTGGCCCGTTAGCGCGAGCAGCAGCAGCGCCGACGACTGGACGCCGGCGCCTAGCGACACGACGCGCAGCGCCATCACGAGCACGACCATTCCCGCCACGACCCGCCGTCCTGCTGCACGACGTAGCCGGCGGCAAGCGCGTTCGTGACGCGGGACGGGCCGAATCGTGGCGCTGGTCGTCCGCAGCTGACGCACAGGCCGCGTAACGCCCACCACCGGCAGACGAGCCGCGTTCGCCACGAGACCCGGGTCACGAGGAGACGAGCGGTTGAGCGGCGTTGCGTTCGAGGTAGGACTCGAGCTCGCGCACGGGGATCAGGACGCGGCGGCCCTCGCGGACGACGCGTAGGTGCGGCAGGACGCGCTCGTAGAAGGTGGAGCGGTCCATGCCGAGCGAGGCGGCGGCCTCGGCGGGGCTGAGCGCGAGCCGGGGCGGGGGTGGGCGCCGCGGCGCATTCACCTGCGATGCTCCTGGATCTTCGCGCGCTGGTCGCGGCAGGCCTCGAGCATGACCTCGCCGACGTCGTCGAGCTCGGCGTGAACGTCGAGCCAGTCGATGAGGTCGTCGAGGATCGCGCTCGCGCCGTCCTCGAGGCCGCGGCGATAATCCTGGTTGCGTTGCCAGACGGGGGTCGGGTCGGCGAGGTCGCTCATCGCTGCGCCTCGGCGAGCTGGTTGCGCAGCGCGAGGAGCGCCTGCGGGGTCGGCTCGAGGTCGGCGAACGCCTCGGCGAGGAACACCGCGGTGACGTCCTCGAATCTGCGGGCGAGCTGCGCGTCGACGATCAGGCTCTTGAGGTCGTTACGGTCCGCGATGCTCAGCGCGAAGAGGGCGTGGCTCATCGCCTGGACGCGCAGGTCCGCGTCGAGCTGGACCTGCTGGGTGTTCTCGGTGTCGAGGTGCGCCTGGAAGGAGGCGGCGAGTGCAGCATCACCGGCCGGGTCAGGAGGAGCGTCCTTGCCGGCCGGGCCGCCGGGCGCGGCCTCGCCGCCCTGCCCGGTCTGTGCGGCCGCCGACGCCTCCGGTGGTCCCCCTGGAGTGGGTGGGCCGGCGGCCGCATCCTGGGAGGCGAGCGTGTCGATGATGCGCTGCGCCTCGTCGGTCGTGAGCTCGTTGCTGGAGGTGATGGTGCGGCCGATGATGCGCGACGAGGCGGCGAGGCGGTCGGCCCGCTCGACGCCGAGTCTTCGGAACGCGGCCTGGATCTTTCGGAGCTGCGCCTGCGTCAGCGGTTCTGGGGTCGGGTCGAGGATCGGCGCGGGGGTCGGGTCGGCGTCGCCGCGGACCGCTGGCTCCTCGCGGCGCCGGCGCGGCGCCTGCAGCGCCTGGTGGCTCGTCGAGGCGAGCACCGGCCCGGCCGCGTCCGGACGCGAGCGGGTCGCGCCCTTCGCGGGCGCCGCATCCTCCGCCTCGCGGCCGCTCGGCGCCTCGAGCGTGTCGAGCTCCTCGGCGGCGCCGAGCCCGCCGATCACGTCCGGGAAGACGGCGCGGGCGAGCGCCGCGCTCGCCCTGGCGAGGAGCATCTCGCGGGGGTAGGCGCGCCACGGGTTCTTCTGGTCGAGGCGGGCGCGGCGCGCGTCCTCCATCGTCCAGGCGAGCCTCGTCACCTTCTCCGCACCCCTGCGCCGCCCGCTCACCATCGCGCGGGCGATCGTCGACTCCTCGATCCAGAGGTCGTGCCCGGCGGCGAGGATCAACGCTCGCTGCGTCTCGGCGTAGAGCGTCGGGCGGCCCTCGATCATCACGATCCCGCGCAGCGCGGCCATCGGGCCGAGGCCGATCTCGAGGCCGTACATGATCGTGGCGGTGACGGCGGGGACGTTGTGGCGGATCGCGGTCGGGACGAAGTCGGTGTCGGCGATCGCCTTGGCGATCTCCGCGCCGACCTGCAGGTTCGCGATCCACCCGCTCGCTGCGGGCGCTTCCAGCGTCGGCAGCTCGGGGTAGGGGATGACGCTCACGCCGCGCTCGCTGCGGGTGCTTCGAGCGGTTCGCCGATGTAGCGGTCGCGCCCGGCGCGGGTGAAGTCGGCGACCTCGCAGGCGTGCAGGAACGAGCGGAACGTCTCTGCGCCGGCGTCGACGGGGACGAGCTCGTAGCGGGCAGGGGTGAGCCAGACGACGCCCGCCGCGTCGATCCGAGGGAGCGGCTGCTCGGCGCCGTCCGCGTCGATGTACGCCTCGGCCGAGCGGTAGGCGCTCAGCTGCAGCGCCGACTCCGCGAAGACGCCCGAGGCAGTCGTCTTGAAGTCGAGGATCCAGGTGCGCCGATCCGCGAGGCTCGCGACGAGGTCGAGGGTGCCGGCGTACCAGTAGCGGCGGTTGAGGATCGGCGCCTCGACGAGCAGCTCGCGCACGCCCCACTCGGCGGCGAAGCGCAGGTACGCGTCGACGTAGCCGGCGAGGTAGTCGGGAACCTCGACCTCCTCGCCGAGCGCGAGCCGCTGAGCGATCGCGTGCACCGCGCTCCCCGCGCTCGCGGCGCGGTCACGTTCGCCGCGCCAGGAGCGGTTGATCCGCTCGAGCCGCTCCGAGACCGTGAGGGCGGCGAGCTCTGCCCAGTTGTCGACGGCGTAGCCGGCCGCGGAGCGCGCGGCCCAGGCGACGAGCGCGGGCTTCGGGACGCCGTCTCGGATCTGTGTCGTGACGGACGGGATCTCCTCGCCGTCGAGCAGGTAGCGGTGATTGGCTCGGCGTTCGAGGCTCACGGCCCGGGGAACGAGTCGAAGAGGCCGGTGACGTCGATCTCGAGCGCGGCGGCGAGCGCGAGGTAGATCGCGATGACCGGCGCTTGGCGACGCTCGAGGCGCCGGACGATCCGCGGGTCGACACCGGCGAGGCGAGCGAGCTCGGCCTGGCTGGAGATCCCGGCGCGGGTGCGGGCGCGGTGCAGCGCGTTCCCCTGGCCCTGCCAGGCCGGGTCGGTGGAGGAGCGGTTCGTCACGACGGTACTCATCGCTGCGGAGGATTGCGCCTCCCCCCGCCGCACCGCTAGAGCATCATCCGGTCCGGCTGCGACGCCTGACGTACCGTCGGTCCGTCTGGTGTCCTTCGAGTCGGAGCGTTTCGGCGTCGTTACGCGGTTTTCACCGTTCGCGTCCGTCGCCCCGCCACCGGCGCGGTTTTCTGCGCTACGAGCAATCTTTTCCCGCATGCGGCCCCCAGGTGGCCGCTCGCTCACCCGCGCGGTAGGATAACCAGATCGTGCTTAGTGGTGCTATGCCCTTGGCCGTCCGTGTCGAGTCCTGGAACGCTAAGGGGATGCCGGATTACCGTCGCCGCGTCGGTGCGCGGATCCGTCGCGAGCGCTCTCGCGCCGGTCTGACGCAGTCCCAGCTCGCCCGGATCCTCGAGGTCGAGGCGACCGCGGTCAGCCGCTGGGAGCGCGGCCTGGTGATGCCGAGCCCGACCAGCCTGCACAATCTCGAGCAGGCGCTCGGGGTGCCCGCCGAGACGTTCTTGCGTGACGATGGGCGCTGAGCCGGACGGGGCGCGCGCCGCCTCTGGTCACGCTGAGCCTAGACACGCTATGATGTGCCGGGACGGCTCCTATGGGTGGAGCCGAACGACCGGAGGAAGACATGAAGATGATCGCTAGGCTCGTCAAGGGCGTGCTCGTGCTGTCCATGTTCGCGGCGCTCGTGGTCGCCGCGCCGACCGTCGAGGCGAGCCCGTACAGCCGCGCGCAGGCGGTCGGCAAGGCGAAGGAGTACCTGCGCTTCGAGGCGTTTTCGCGCAGCGGCCTGATCGGCCAGCTCAAGTACGAGGGCTTCTCGTCGTACGACTCGGCCTGGGGCGCTGATCACTCCGGCGCGAACTGGTACCACCAGGCCGTCAAGAAGGCTCGCGACTACCTGCGCTTCGAGCACTTCTCGGCAAGCGGCCTGATCGGGCAGCTGCGCTATGAGGGGTTCACGCTGCCGCAGGCCCGTTACGGCGTCCACGCCGTCGGCCTCTAAGGGGGTTCTGCGCGATTGCGCGGTCGACCTCCGGTCCCGCGCACGGCCCCGGTCTACCCAATCCCCGCGTCTGCTGCTGCTGCACGGGGACGCGGGGAGGCCGGGGCCTCCTGCGGGTCGAGCTCGCCGACGATGCGATCCGCCTCGTCGTCGTCGAGCTGATGCGTGAGGAGGCAGGTTGAGGCTCGCGCGGCTTCGGATCGCCGCCCACCGGGTGCGGTTCCTGCGGGCCCGCGAGCAGATCGCGGCGCGTCACCTGCGCGGCGCGGGGCTGGAGATCGGCGCGCTTCACCTGCCGCTAGGTGTCCCCGCCGGCGTGATCGTGCGGTACGTCGACGGCTGGACAGCGACGCAGCTGCGGGCGCAGTACCCCGAGCTGGCGGACTGGCGGATCGTCGAGACGGACATCCTCGACGACGCGACGCGGCTCGCGACGATCCCTGACGCGTCGCAGGACTTCGTGATCGCGAATCACTTCCTGGAGCACGCGGAGGATCCGATCGGCGCGCTCGGCGTGATGCTGCGCGTCACGCGGCCGGGCGGGATCGTCTTCCTGGTGGTGCCCGATAAGCGTCACAGCTTCGATCATCGCCGGCCGGTGACGACGCTCGAGCATCTCGCCCGCGACCACGCCGAGGGGCCGGAGTGGTCGCGCGCCGCGCACTACGCCGAGTTTGCGAGGCTCGTCGAGGGCGTCGACGAGGCTGATCTCGACGCGCACGTCGCGGCCAAACTCGACGAGCATCCGCATATCCACTTCCACGTCTTCACGTACGCGACGCTCGTGGGGTTCCTCGCCGCGACGAGCCCCGAGCTCGGCTTCGAGATCGTCGAGACGACTCGTCGCCGCTACGAGAGCATCGTCGTGCTGCGACGCTCACGGCGTCTCCTTCCCGTTCCGGGCGGCGCCGAGGAGGTATCCCGAGCCGAGGCCGAGCACGCCGGCGAACATCGCGCCGAACCCGGCGACGAGGCGCGTCGCGAGCAGCGCTGAGCCCCACTCGATGACGATGAACATCCCCGCGCCGTAGAGGACGAGGATCACGAAGAGGCCGATCATGAACCGCTCGAAGAGCAGGTCACGGCTCATTCGCTGCTCGCAGCCTTACCGGCGCGGTAGCCGAGCGCCGAGCCGAGGATCCCGATCATCCCGCCGAACACCGTGCTGAGCACCTGGGCGGCGTTGTCGGAGAGCTGCTCATTGTTCTCGAACGCGTCGAGGAGGATCCCGACCGCCATGATGTTGACGGCGAGGGCGAGGCCGAAGGCGAGCACGACGAGCGCCCAGTCCCGCGCCGGCGCGGCGCGGAGCGGCAGCGGGATCGGCTCGGTCGGCGCCTCGCTCACGGCGTCGTGATCTTCGTGTTCTGCTCGTCGACCGGGTCGATCGTCTGGTCTCCCGTCGCGAACGGGCGCTTCCCGACGAGCGTCATGTTCCTTGCGCCGCATCTCGTGCAGTTGCCGAGGTGGATCGCGAAGTTGGGGAAGACGATGTGTCCTCCTCCGATGATCACGTCCTGGATGAGGTCGGGCGGGTCGGTGTGGCTCGGCGGGTCGATGAAGACGCCGCCGTTCGTCGAGCCGGGGTAGGCGTTGACGATGTCGAGCGTGGTGATCTGCACGCGGAAGGCGCTGATGATCTGGATGCCGTCGCGGTGCGGGTTGCCGGGCGCGCCGGCGACGAGATCCTCGCTGCCGGGGTCGTCCGAGCGTGAGTACCACGAGCCGATTACGAGGTCGTGCGTCTCCTGCGCGATGCGGCCGTGGTCGCGCAGGCAGCCGAGCACCATCACCGCGTCGACGTGACCGGACGCGCCGGCGAAGCGGATCCCCTGGTCGGGTGTGCCGCTGCTGGTCGGCCGGACGAGGACGACCTGGCCGACGTCGAGCTCGCCGGAGAGCTTCAGCGTCCCGTTCGTGACGGTAAGCGACGCGGCCTGCGCGCCGTTCACCTCGACGTTCTTCGCCTCCCAGGTCAGCGACTGGCCGGGCGCGCGGATCGGGTCGCGGTAGACGATCTTGTCGGGGTTGGCCTTGGTCGCCATCGCTCCTCCTCAACGGTCGATCCAGATCACGACGATCACGACGAGCGCGCTGCTGATCGCGGCGACGGCGGCGAGGCGCGCCAGGCCGCGGCGCTCGCGGGCGCGGGCGGCGTGACGCCGCTCGGCGCGGCGACGCTCGGCCTCGAGGTCGTCCACTAGAGGTACCGGCGCGCGCCGATGTCTCCGCGCAGCCCCGAGCGCCAGTAGCTCGAGAAGCTCGTGATGGTGGCGGGGTTCGAGCCGAAGGTGTAGAGCCGATCGTTCCCGAGGTACATGGCGACGTGCTGGGCGACGCCCGAGCCCTGGTCGCCGTAGAAGCAGCAGTCGCCGGCTGCCATCGCCGAGTGCGTCAGCGCGATCTTCGAGCCGCGCGTCTGCATCGTGCCGGTGTAGCCGGTGCCGTCGAAGCTCTGGCCGGACGGGTCGGGCCCGCCGGCGAGCTGGTAGAGGCGGTGGATCGAGCCGGAGCAGTCGCCGCGCAGCACCGGCTCGAGCGGGCCGCGGTCGTACGGCCGGTTCTGGGCGTACGTGTTCTTCGTCGCGACGTAGTCCTCGGCGAGGGTGACGAGGCTCGAGCGGACCGCCGAGAGCGAGTCCGGGCCCGAGTCGACGCTCGCCGTCTTCTCGGCGAGGCTGATCGCGTACTCGTCCATGAACGCCCAGATGCACTCCCAGGTGCCCTGCGTGATCTGGTCGGTCGAGATGGTCTGGTCGGTGAGGCCCGCGAAGAAGCCGATGTCGCCCTGCAGGCCGTCCCCGAAGACGCCGTTTCTGATGTTCTGCGTCTGCCCGCCGAGCATCCGCCAGAACGCTTGCTGGGCGGCTCTGACGCGGTCACCCTTCGCGCCCTTGCGGATCGGCTCCGAGAGCAGGGTCGGCTCGCCGAGCCTCGCGCGCAGATACAGGCTCGTGCCGTAGTCGTCGACGTACCCCCAGAGCTGATCGAGGGTCGGCTGGCCCATCTCACCCGACGCGCCGATCCCGTGCGAGCGCTGGAAGGTGATCATGTCGCTGGTCGTGCCCGTCCCGAACGTGCCGGTCACCGCGAGCACGCTCTTCTGGCCCTTCGCCTTCAGCCCCGCGACGAGGGCGCGCTGCACCGCCTGGACGTCCTTCCCGGCGTTCCCCTCGCAGAGGGTGCGTTTCTTCTTCGGCGCCGCGATCCTGCTCACGTCCCCTCCGATGCGGTGTCCGTCTCGGCGGGTCTCGGGTCGGGGTAGTCGCCGACGAAGTCCGCGCCGGCCTCGAGGTCGCCCTGGTCCGGCTCGGTGTCGGGCGTCTCGTCCTCGTGCTCGCTCACGAGAGCACCTCCTCGATCAGGAGCGCGATGATGTCGCCGTCGCCAAGCTCGCCGCGCGCCTGCTCGAGCCGGGCGCGTCTGGCCGCGCGCGCGTCGAGCGCCTGCGTCTGCGCGGCGGCGGCCTCGACGCTCGCGGCCTCGTCGGCGTCGCGTTGCGCCTCCTCGTCGGCGCTCATCTCGACGAGGTGACCGGCGGGGTGATCATCGTCGATGACCCACTTCCCCGCCATCTCACGCGCCCATCGCGTAGACGGTGATCCTGGTGCCGGCGACGAAGTTCCCGCCGCTCGAGAAGAACGTCAGGCGGTTGATCGCCGCGTTTGACCGCCAGCCGCCGGCGAAGCAGTCGAGGAAGAACGTCCCCGTCGTCGTCCCCGTCTTCGCGTTCGACACCGCCGAGTACGACTTGTTGTTCGCGCTGTTCGCGTAGTTCGGGATGAACAGTTGGAGCGCGCCGAAGACGTTCGCGGGGGCGGCGGCGCCGGGCATCGTGCCGATCTGCGCCTGGGCGGCGGCGAACGTCTCGACCGCCGACGCGGTCGCGGCCTGGCCGCGTAGCAGCTGCGAGTCGTAGTTCGCGCCGGCGTCCGCGTTGAAGCGCGCGTAGACGACGACCGCGGCGGAGGCGATGTCGTTGCGGGGGTAGAGCGCCACCAGCAGGTGCGCGTACGTCGCGATCAGGCCGGTGATGTCGATCTGCGCGGCGGCGACGCCGAGGGTCGCATCGTAGATCGAGCCGACGCCTTTTCGGAACTCGGCGGCGGTGACGATGTCGCCGGTCGCCCAGCCGGTAGACCAGGATGGCATCTTCTCCTCCTCAGAAGCCGAGCGCGGCCGAGGCGCCGGTGGTCGCGGGGTAGTCGAGTTGGGCGGTGCCGAGCGTCAACCAGCCGGTGTAGAGGTTCGCGGGTGAGAGTTGGAACGTGGTGAGCCACTCGCCGGGACGGATGTCGTGCTGGATCGACTCGACGAAGCACGGCGCGTCGTACTGCCCGGAGGCGTAGGTGCGGGGCGTCGCCGCGTTCCGCGAGACGAGGATCTGATCGGAGAGCTCGCGGCCGAGCGCGTGCGGCCAGGCGGCGTCCTGGCCCTGCGGCTTGAGGGTGAGCTGCGAGAAGCGGAACTGCGCGTCCTTGTGCAGCGCGAGCTCGTACGAGGCCAGGCTCGCAGCGTCCGAGTCCGACACCAGCGGCGGGGTAAGGACGAGCGAGCGGCGCAGGTAGTGAAGCTGGGACTGCGCGTCGTAGGCGTTCTGCGGCGTCCCGCCAGGGCTCGCGGTGACGGTGACGTCGTTGTAGATCCGCGCCGCGTCGAAGTCGGGGGTGAGGTCCTGGTAGTAGATCCCCGACGGCGTCGAGGCGACGTCGACGAAGCGGCCCTGCGTCTGAGTGTTGAAGCGGTGCGCGCGGTCGTGGAAACAGGCGCGGCCCTGCCCGTCGATGAAGAAGATGCCACGCTCGGCCGCCGCCATCGCCTGGATGTGCTGCAGCGCGTCCGTCTGGCTGGTCGCGTCGATCGTGACGGCCTGCACCTGCGAGCGGCCGGGATCGATCAGCGTCGTCGGCGGCGCGTACGAGAGCCGCGTCGTCGTGTCGAGCTTTCCCGCATCCAGGATCCAGTACGACGCGGCGACCGGCGCGCTCTGCGCCCAGCCGGCGGCGCTGAGGACCTCCGAGATCCGAGCGCCGGTCAGCTCCTGCGCGAACGAGCCGGTGATCAGGCAGGCGGAGAGCGTCGCCATCGCGTCGATGCCGGTGAGCGTCGCCGACCCCCATGCAGGGGCCTCGCGGGTCGTGATCGGCCAGCGCTCGACGTACCCGGCGAAGAGGTAGTACGTGACGCCTGCCCAGTCCGCCGAGATCCGGATCGGCCGCATCGGCAGCACGTTCGGGTAGTACGGCGAGGAGGGGTACGTCGGGTCGAGCGCGCGGTCGCCGTTATCGAGGCGAAGGCTCAGCGTGGAGGGCTGGATGGTGTCGAGCTCGTACTGACGGCCGCGGCGGATCGTGCACGCCATGATCCGCGTCGAGACGTCCTGGTAGGCGGGGCTGCCGCCGCCCGGGTCGGAGGCGAACGCGATCTCGCAGCGCAGGTAGGGGAGGCTCACGCGAAGCCGCCGAGCACGCCGCCGGTGGTGTTCCGGCCGAGGCGGATCAGCTCGTTGCGGAGCTTCTCGGCGATCTGCTGGTCGGAGCCGACCCAGCCGTTGACGGTGATGTTGATCGTCGTCCCGCCGCCGCCGGAAGCGGTGATCGGCGCGGCGACGCTCGCGCCGCCTGAGACGTTCGCCGAGATCTGCGGCGCGATCCCACTCGTGAGCCGCTCGAGGTCGGGGAGGCTCGAGGCGATCCCGCTCATCAGCCCGTCGATCATCGCCTGGCCGTGCGGGACGAGCAGGACGCGGTCGTCGTCCTCGGGGCCCTTCCAGGACGCGATCTTGTGGGCGATGCCGGTGACGCCGTTCTTGAGCGCCGAGAGCTTGGAGGAGATTCCGTTCCAGAGCCCGTCGATGATCGCGGCGCCCGCGTTGTAGAGCAGCTTCGAGGTGTCCCCCAGCGCGGTGAGGAAGCGGTGCGGGATCCCGGCGACGAAGAGGACGATCGAGCCGATCACGTTCTGGACGTGCGTCGACATCGCATCGAACGCGCCGACGAGCTCGGAGCGGATCCCGAACGCGTTGGTGGCGAGCGCGACGAGGGGAGCGAACGGGCCGGTGATGACGACCGCGATCGTCTGCCAGTTGTCGCGGAAGAAGCCGACGATCGCGTTGCCGGCGTCGACGAGCGCCGAGCGGATCCCGAACGCGTTCGTCGCGAGCGCGACGAGAGGCGCGAACGGCCCCGCCATCAGCGTCGCGATCACCGGCCAGTTATCACGGAAGAAGCCGAGCACCGCGTTCGCGGCGGTCTTCACGGCGTCGAACGCGCCGCCGACGATCTGCCGGAACGTCGCCGAGTGCTGGTAGGCGACGATGATCGCGGCGGTGAGGACACCGAGCGCGATCACGACGACACCGATCGGGTTCGCATCCAGCGCCGCGTTGAGCAGCCACTGCGCCGCCTCGTACGCCTTCGTCGCGCCGGTCGCGATCGCCTGCGCCGCGGCGACAACCTTCGTGACGGCCGAGACGGCGAGCAAGGTGGCGGCGAGGATCCCGAGCCCGACGACGAGGATCTTCGTCGTCTCGGTGTGGCTCGCGAAGAACCCGGCGAGGCTCGCCATGTCCTGCGAGAGCATCGTGATCGCCGGGATCAACGCGCTCCCGATCGACTCCTCCATCGCCCCCATCTGGGCATGGAACTGCGCCATCCCGCCGGCGGCGGTCTGCGAGTACGCCTGCGCCTGGCCGTGCAGCTTCTGCGAGACCGCGTCGATCACCGCGTTCCCGGTACTCATCCGGTCCTGCAGCTTCGCGTTGGCGACCTCGGCCTGGTAGGCGGCGGAGGTGTGCGAGAGCGTCGCCTCGCGGGCGTGCTGCTCCATGATCGCGAGCGTCGCCTCGGCGTCGTGCAGCGACTTGACGCCCGCCGCGCTCTTGTCGTGCGCGTCGCGGAGCTTGAGGATCACGGCGTGCTGGTCGACGATCTGCGCCTTCAGCGCGTTCCCTGACGCCTTGAGGGCGTCCTGCGCGGTCGTCACCTTGGGGACGTCGATGCCGAGCTGCTTCGCCGCCCGCGACGAGCCGGTCATCGCCATCGTCAGCATCTTCGTCGACGCCTCGAGGCTGGTGTGTTTGAAGCGGCTGATGTCCTCGGCGACGCCCAGGTCGGTGATCGCCTTGTTGCCGTCGTGCGTCGCGATCACCAGCGAGCCGAGCGAGGTGCGTACCTGGTCGTTCGTGAAGCCGAGCTTGCGGCTCGACGATTCGGTCTCCTCGATCTTCCCGGCGAAGTTCTTCGCCGACACGCCCGACGCGGCGAACGCGGCGTTCATCCGCGCGGTGACCTGTTGCGCCTCCTCGGCGGCATCCACGCTCTTCGTGAGGCCGACCGCGAGGCCGCCGGCGATCGCGAGCCCGGCGGCGCCGGCGACGCGCTGCATCTTCCCGAGCCCGGTGTTCGCCTTCTCGGTGGAGGCGACAGCGGAGTCGAGCTCGGACTTGAACTGCTTCGCGTTGCCGAGGATCTCGACGAGGATCGACGCCATCAGGGCAGCTCGTTCACTCTGGCGGTCATCTCGTCCATCGCCAGCCGGCTCGCCGCGACGACGATCTCCTCGTTGTCTGCGAGGGCGGGGTCGAAGAAGTTGCGTTGCTGGTAGGCGCCGTACTGGGCGTGGAACCCCGTCGTCTTACGCTGCCCCTGCTCGACGCGGACGATCGTTCCCTTGCGGCGGATCCTGACCCCGGCGGCGGTCCGCTCACTGAATGGCCCGGCGCGGCGCTTGACGTCCTCCTTCACCGGGATCGCGGCGCGCGAGAGGGCGCGGCCGAGGACGGGATCGACCTTGACGTGGACGTCCTCGAACGCGGCGCGCAGCTCGGGGATGCCACGCGTGATCGTCTCGAACGTCACCCGCCACCCGCCTCGGCGTACTCGTAGGCGGCGAGCGCCTGGGGGATCGTCAGGTCAGCCATATCGCAGGGCCTCAACGAGCCCAGGCCGGGTCGCCACCATTCGCAGGGATCGTCTCCCCAGGATCGCCCCGCGAGCTGGGTGAGGCGTCTGCAGGCGTGGGCGAACTGGCGCTCGTCTCGGCGCCGGCGAAAGGGTCGGGCGCCGGAGCCGGCTCGTCGTCGTCCTCACCGGCGAGCGCGCCCCACTCGAGGTCGTCGACCTGGTCGATCCCGAAGCTCGGATCCTCGCGGTGCACGACCCACCAGACCAGCGCCGCGCCGACGTCGGGGTCCTGCGTGACGTTCAGCTCGCCGATCGCCTGCTGGAACTCGGGCGGGTTCAGCCCGGTGATCCGCTTGATCATCCGCGTCTCGCCGATCCGCAGCGAGCCGGGGATCGCGTAGTGCTTGCCGTTGATCCTGAGGCCCGCCTCCATCACGACGTCGCGTACGTCACGCCGGCCTGCGCGCCGTTGACGAACTCGTAGGTCGCCGCGTTCGCCTCGCCGACCTTCCCGTCCAGCATCGGGTACGTCATCAAGAGGCCCGACATCAGGAAGGCGGGGTTCGTGACCGACCGCGCCGCGTTCGTCGGGCGGACCTCGATCACGACCGGCGTCGTCGAGCCGATCAACGGCTGCAGCGTCGCGTGCACCTTCGCGGCGGCGAAGTCCTGGAAGATGTCGAGCGAGACCTTCCCGTCGCCGAGACCCTTCGTGACGGCGAGGTTGATCGCGCCCATCGCGGTGATGTCGACCGGGGTGCGGTTATCGGTGAGCGTGACCTTCGAGACGTGGTCCGAGAGGTCGACCCCGTTGATCAGCACCTGGGCGTTCGTGAGCACCGTGATCGCCATCAGCTCTTCGCCTCCTTCGCCTTCTTCGTCGTGGCCTCGGGCTCGAGCCAGCCGGCGGCAACGACGGCGAGCTCCTCGCCCGGCTCGAGGTCGAGCTCCACCGCCTCGCCCTCCTCGGCGCCGTACCGCTCCGCGCCCTCCGCGGACGCGATCGTGTACGTCTTTCCCATCACGTCCTCCTAGGGTTGGGAGAGCTGGACAGCAGCGACCGTCACCGTCGTGACGGCGCTATAGGTGATCGACCCGAGCCCGGTGATAGGGTCGGCGAACGTCGCCGCGTCGACCGGGCCGATCCAGCGGGCCGTGCCGTTCGTCACCGAGATCGCGGGGCTGGTGATCGCGACGTTCGGCTCGTAGGTGCGGCTCGCGGGGATGTTCAGCGTCACCGTGATCGGCGAGCCGCCGCCGTTGACGACCTCGAGCATCATCCCCGACCCGCACGCCATCGCATCCCCGCCGCCGGCGGCGGCGACCGGGGTGATCACCGTCCCGGCCCTGTTGACGACCTGCGTGGTGAGCGTTGCCATACCCGCCTCCTCAGCTGACCTCTACGATCCACTCCGCGCCGAGAGCGAGACTCCCGTCGACGCGCTGGTACTCGAGATAGGAGATGCAGCGACGCACGATCAGATCGTCCGTCGCGCCGCCGAGCGTCTTATCCGCCTCGATCGCCGCCTTCACCGAGTGCGGCCCGTTCGTCGCGAGCAGCTCGTCGAGCACCGTCTGCGCCGCGATGTCGCCGCCCGAGGCGACGAACGCCTGCACGCTCAGCGACCACGTCTCCTGACCGTTGATCATCGCCTGGTGGTACTCGGTCACCGCGCCCGTCGTCGGCTTGATCCAGATCGCGGGGAGGACCGGGTTTGCGAGCACGTACGCCGAGACCTGCATGTCGCGGTACGTCGTCTTGAGCGTCGAGAGGTTCGCCGCGAGGCCCTGCCGGATCGCTTGAAGGCTGCCGCTCATACCGTCGGCTCGTGCCTCGTGTAATCCCTCAGCAACATGTAGACCTGCGGGTCGGTGCGGCCGATCCGCATCGCCGCGGTCGAGTCGATCCCCGCCATCACGATCCCGAACGGCGCCTCGCGGCTGCGGCGAAGCAGCGTCGAGGCGAGGATCCCGCACGCCGCGGTGACGTCGTCGGGAACGGCGGGCCAGCCGAACTGGCCCGTCACCTGGACGCTGCGCTCGATGTACGGCGGGAACCAGCGCCCCGAGAGGAGCCGCACGCGGAGCGTCTCGTAGGGACGCTGCGGGTTCTCCGCCGGCGCGTTGAACGGCTCGAGCACGAAGTCGACGCCCTGCGTCCACGTCTCGGTGTACGTGCCGGTGCCGCCGCGGTCGACGGCGACGCTCGCGAGCTGCGTGAGGTCGTCGATCTGCAGGAGCCGGAAGGAGTGCGGCGTGTAGTACCGCACCTTCGTCGCGTCCGCATCCAGCCAGAACCGCCGGCCGGTGATCTCGTCGACCGCACGCGACGCGGCGCCCATCGCGAGCGTGACATCCGCATCCGCGAACGACGTGCCCGTCATATCGAGCGTCGCCTTCAGCTGGGCGAGGGTGAGGTAGACGTTCGAGCTCGCCATCTAGGTCTTCTTCTTGCCTCGCTTCTCGCCTGGCCCGGCGGTCGCCTGCTCGACCTCGCCATCGTCCGGTTCCAGCTCCGGCTCGTCGGGCGCGGGCGGCGCGGGAGCGTCGAAACGGCCGAAATGCGTCGCCTCGTCGAAGAGCTCCTCGCGGCCCTTCACGAAGTCGTGGTCGGCGGGGACGAACTCGCCCTTCTGGATGAACACCGGCTCGCCCTCGTACATCGTCGAGAAGCCCTGGTTCGCGACGAGGTACCCCGTCTTCGCCATCTCACGCACCCCCCTTGTCCTGCAGCTGCTGCTGCTGCGCGGATGCCGCGCCGAGCGAGGCGGGTCCGCGCGGCGCCGGCTGGCGCTGGTCGGTGACGACGTTCGTCGAGCCGCGGTCCGGCGGGTTCGGCTTGCGCTGCGGGTTCTGGTCGAACGTCGGCGCCGTCTTCTTCTGAGCACCCTCCGCCGTGACGGCGCTGACCTGCGCAGGAGCCCTCTGCGGGGCTTGCGGACTCTTCGGCATACGTATCCTCCTCTGCTCGTGAGGCGCGGCTCAGACCCCCTTCTCGACGCCGCGCCTCACGCATCGTCGTGGTCTAGGTCGTGCCGGTCAGGGCGACGAACGCCGAGGCGGAAAGGACACGCGAGGTGTTCCTCCACCAGGCGTAGAGGCCGCGCTGGCCGGTCGGCAGGTTCCCCTGGGCCGCTCCGAAGAGGAACGGGATCAACTCGATCTGCATCCCGATCCGGTCGAGGATCAGGAAATACGAGAAGTCACCGACGATCATGATCTTCGCAGCGTTGACGACCGTCGCCTGCATCTGCGACGCCTCCCACGCGCCCCGGCCGAGCAGCGTCGCGCCGGTGTTCCCCGGCGTCGGCGTCTGCGTCACCAGGCCCTGCGAGACGTAGAGCCAGAGCGCCGCGCCGCCGGCCGTATCCAGGCCGCGGATGATGTTGTAGATCGCGCGGTTGGCACAGAAGCTCTCGTTCGGACGGAACCTGGGCGGCAGCGCCGCCTCGAGGGCGTAGAGGTTCGCCGCCGTCACCGTCAGGCCAGTCGCGGCGGAGACCGTCGCGGTCGTGCCGGTCACGAACCCCTGCGGATTGACGGTCGTGCCGGCGCCCGTGACGAACGCGGTCGCCTCCTCGTCGTCCTTCGCGTCCCCGAAGAGGCGCCCCATCTCCGCCTCGAGCGCGCCCCAGTCCTCCTGGATCTCCACGCTGAACGGCACGAACGCGTGCGCCTTGGTGACCGTCGCGGTCGGCGCCGCCATCGTCGGCGAGTTGTCCGTCGCCGCGGTGCCCTCGGCGACGCGCGTCGCGACGATCGCGCCCGACGAGACGCCGTTCCAGGTATTGCTGCCGCTGATCGTGACGTTCCGGCCGAGCGCGCGGGCCGGGTTGACGACGCTGTTCGACGTCGGGATCACGGTCGGGTCGAGCGTGAACGGCACCGCCTGGCCGCCAGTCGTCGCGCCCAGGCTCAGGGCGCGCTGCTCGACGTCGTTCAGCGCGTTCATGTTCCCAGCCATCGCCGCCTTCCAGAAGGCGCGGCGGTAGGTCGGCCCGCCGGTCGCAAGCAGGTGGCGGGCGACCTCGCCCGGCTGTGTCTGCTGCGTCTCGTAGAGCAGCCGCTCGATGTGGCCCTGAATGTCCTCGCGGTTCTGCTGGTAGCCGAGGTGCGGGAAGCGCGCGAGCTCGATGGCGCGCAGCGCGCCGTCACGGAACGACGAGCTCGTCCCCTCCGGGTCGTCCGGGTCGAAGCGGTAGTTCCGCAGGTCGTAGATGTCCTGCTCGCGCAGCGACGGGCGGCCCGTGTACTTCGCGAGGTCCTGCTCCATCCGCTCGACTCGCCGCGGTTCGGACGCGTAGCGCTCCACCATCTCCTGGCGGACTCTCAGCTCGGCGCAGCGCCGCTCGATCTCCTTGTCCTCACGGTCGAGGCCGGCGACCTCGTTGCGCACCTCCTCCGGGAACGGGAGCCCCTCGAACTCGGTGTTCAGCTCACCGATCCGCCCGCGGATCTCGGCCTGCACGTTCGCCAGCTCCTCGACGGAGCGGTACTGGTTCAGGTCGTGCGGCTCCATCCTGCGTCCTCCTTCGCCTCTGAGGCGATCAGCAACGCGTCCAGCGACGGGACGTGCTGCCAGGTACGGGGACGCGGCGTCCGCGTCGAGGTGCCCATGCGGGCGGCGTCGACGGGAGGTGCGTTACGGCCAGAGGCGGATGCCGCCTCGTCTTCGGGCTCGGCGGGCTCGGTCACCTCGTACGAGGTGAGGCCCTGCAGTGTCTTCAGGACGTCCTCCATCACCGGCACGTTGGCCGCGTCCGCCGGCTCGTCCTGCTCCTCGATGTACGCCTGGCCGAGAACGATCATCTGCGCCAGCGTCGAGAGGTCCTCGGTATCCATCCTCACCGCCGGGCCGAGCAGCATCCGATCCGTGATCGACCGCAGCCCCGCCTTCGCGCCCGCATACGCCGGGAACGTGACCGGCCCGAACTCCTGCATCCGCAGCTCGGTGATCGTCCGCTCCGGCAGCCGCTTCGGGTTGAAGTCCGAGCGGACCGGTTTACGCTCGAACGAGTCGCGCACCACCTTGAAGCGGAAGCTCGAGCCGAGCACCGGCGGCTCGGCGGCGAGCATCGCCACCAGATCCCGGTTGTACGAGGTGTCAAGCAGCGGCACCTCGTAGTGCAACGCCTTCGAGTCCGCCTCGAGCATCCGGATCGGGCCGAGCGGCTTCTCGCCGATCACCGGATCCTGGCCGTGCTGGAAGAGCACCCGCATCTGGTCGCGCGACTCGCGGATCGTCTTCGTGAACGCGCCCGGATCGATCCGCTCGAGGAAGCGCCCCTCGATCACGCTGTTGATCTCCGCCCACTCGTTGAACACCGCAACATGGCCGACGAGCGTCGGCATCTCCTCGCCCTCGTCGCGCAGCTCGTAGCCGAGCGGCCGCGCCCGGAACTCTGCTCTCCTCGGCGTCTTTTCGGCCATCGCGTCAACCTCCTACCGGCGCCGGTGGCGCCGCGCCGTTCGTCGGAGCGGGTGCTGGCTGGTTCTCGGCGACGACGACGCCGGCGGTCAGCGAACCCTTCCCCTCCGTCACGCTGCCGGCCGGCTGCAGCTGGACCGAGTAGAGCCCCGAGTGGGAGAGCTTCGTGAGGTCACCCGAGATCACCGCGTCGATGCAGGTATCCGGCTCGAACCCCGCCGAGACGAGGGTGTGCAGCGTCGAGGCGTTCGTCGAGAGGATCTGCGCGCGGGCGGTGCCGTCGTCGGCGAGGGCGGGGACATCACGATCGTCGTACCAGAGCTCGGCGCCGCCCGGCACGTTCACGATCGGCGCGAGGCTCGCGCTCACGTTCCGCCAGAGCGGGCGCATCGTCAGGTCCGCGAAGCGCCGCATCGCCAGCCCGTAGTTCGAGTACGTCGCCGCCGCGAGACCCTCGGAGAGCCCGACGATCACCGGCGGCGTCCCCGCGGCGGCCGCGATCCGCGTCTCGCCCGCGCCCTGCGTGATCTTGAACTCCATCTCCTGGAAGGTGTGACCGATCGCCGTCGCGTCGGTCCCCGCGTTGAGGAAGAGGGTGCGGTACGCGTTCGCGGCGCCCTCGTGGTTCTCTCTGAACAGCTCGATCCAGGGCCGCATCTTCTC